GGTCGTCCTGCTTCGCCTTGGCTTCCTCCGTCGCCTTGTTGAGGCGGCGGGTCAACTTCTCGATCTCGCTGCGGTTGGCGTCCTCGAGCTCCTCGACGCGCTTGGAGAGCTTCAGTCGTTCGGCTTCCGACTCGTCGATCGTGGGCTTGTCCTTGAACCGGTCCTTGATGGCGCGATCGATCCTCTGCCGGACGATCGCGTCCAATTCGGCCTGGGTATACGTACGCTCGGCCGGCTGGCCGTCGCCGGACGCGTTGCCTGCGGATCCAGCCGCGGGCGCCTGGTTGGCGTCTGCCATGATCGGATCTCCTCTTGGTGCCACCGCTGAGTCCGCAGCGGGCACGGTGGGGAACACGCCCGGAGCCTCCGGGGAAGGGTCGCGGCTCATGCCGCGGCGGATCAGATCTCCCGCGCGATGCGGTCGCGTTCGGCCGCCGGCTGCTGTCGCAGCCACGAGTCCGCTGCGCCTTCCCGCTGCGGGGGAGCGGGAGGTCGCTTGTCGTTCGGCCCGATCGCGTCGTCCACGACCGGGTCGAGGTGGCACATGCAGTTCGGGTGCGCGGGCAATTCGGGCACGCGGCCGACCGGGTAGATGCCGGCCCCCATGCCGAATGCGTTCTGCCCGGCGTAGAGGTCGCACACGTCGCTCTCGCGATCGGCGCCGGTCTCGACCACCCACCGGAAGCCGACGACCCACGGCCCTTGCGCCTCGGCCTCGGCCACGAGGTCGTCGCTGTAGGCGCGCGCGAGTTCCGTGCGCGCCGTCATCCGCTGGTGCTGCGCCTGCTTGGAGCGCACGAAGCGATTGACCGCGCGGTCCACGGCCTCGTCGCTGCGCTGCCGCACGGCGTTGTTGAGCGCGCGCGCCAGGCGGCGAGCAGGCGGGGCCAGCGTGTAGGCCGTCCGCCCGCCCTCCTCCGCGTACTGCCCGAGTTGTGCGGCGTAGCGCCGCACCGACTGGATCGACGTGCGGGCACGCGCGAGCGCCTGCGGGTCGCCGCTCGATGCGATGGCCCGCCGGACCGCGGCCTCTACGCGCTGAACACGTGCGGCGACGCGAACCGCGGGAAGGTGCCCGATCTCGTCCGCGAACCGCCGTGCGATCTGAACCGCGTCCTCCCCCAGTCGCACGGACCGCGACAGGACGCGGAACAGCCCGGTGCGGGTCTCGGTCTGCCAATTCACGAGCGGCGACAGACGCGACGCCAGCGACGGCACCCGGCGAAGGGTCAGCCGCGCGGCCGACGCGGACCCCCCGCCGAACCCCGGGATCCGTCCGCCGAGCTGCCCGGCGCGCTGGGCAGCCCGCAGCCCGGCTTCGATCTCGTCCGTGACCTGCCGCACCCATCGGTCGATGATCGGCCCGGAGCGAATCTGAATCTCGGCCGGAGTCAACCCGCGCAACTCGCGCGCGGCCTGGGACGCGGCGGCGGCGACCGCCGCATCGATCTGCGCGACCAGTCGGCCGAACGCCGACAGCGCCGCCCGCTGCCCGGCGCCGCGGATGACCCGCCGCGCCACGCCTACACCGCCGCGGGCGTTTCACCGGGCGGCATCGGGGCCGGCGGCTGCTCTGGCCCGCTCTCCGGCGGCTCGTTCTGCTGCACCGGCACGATCTCGGACTCGGCGAGCGCCGCGTCGATCTCCTCGTCGCTGGTCGCCCGCTGCTCCGCGTCCAGCTCGACGAGGTCGTCCCGCAGCGTCCGCAGGTAGACCGACATCGCGGTCCGCTGAATCGGCAGCGTCAGCACGTCGATCGCCCTCTTGATCTCAGCGTCGAGGTCGCGCACGTCGTAGTCGTCCGGCCATTCGCACTTGTAGTCCGCGAGGGTGACGGCCGGATCTTCGCCCTCCCACAGACAGACCAGCCGCAGGACGTCCATCTCGGCTCGGCGCATCGACGCGGCAAAGGCGTTGATCTGTCGGCTCGTCGCCTGAAATTCGTAGGACCGCGCAAGCCCGCTCTCCGGCTGCTGCTTCGTCGCGAGCGCGAATCCCAGCTTCGCCGCCGCATACGCCTCGTCCCGCATCCGGTCCAACGCGTGAAACATCGTCTCCGCGACGGATGCAGGCGGGGCGAGGATCGCCGGCATGTTGCCGACGACGGCACAGCGCATCCCGTTGTCGGTACCCAATTTCACCGCACCGGGATCCCCGTCCGTCGGGATGCAGACGATCGCGAAGACCTGGTTCCGCAGGTGATCGTCCAACTCGGACTGGTAGTTGTAGAGCTTCCTGCCGACCTCGATCACGGTCGACATGAACGTGGTCCCGAGGATCGACGCGCGCATCGAATCCGAGAACGACGCCAGGACGAGCGGCACGACTCCGAGCGGGTGCTCCCCCTCCTCGATCAACCTCGGCATGCTGCCGGCCGCATCTTGCAGCGTCCACACCTGCCATGTCCCGCGGGTCCAAACGCGCGCCTGCTTCTCGATCGCGCGCTGCCACTTCGCGTCCGCGTGTGTCCGCTCGTCGAGCAACTTTGCCTGCTCGAAAATCCCGTCGTCGTCCGTCTCCCAGTCGCAGAGGGTCTGCGGGTAGAGCGGCACGCAGTAGGTACTGGCGCCTGCGGACTCCGTGTCCGCGCGACTGCGCCCCGTCACCTGTGGCCGGTCGACGAGGATCGGGCACGTCCCGAACAGGAGCGTCCGCGGAGCGATCCGCCGGCGGAGCATGTCCTGCCACGGCGTGCCGTGCCCGTCCGCGTCCGCCAGGAAGCGGCGCACCGCATCGCTGCCGCCATCCCGCGACGGTGGACGGCGGAGGAGGAAGCCGAGGATCGTCTCGCCGACCGAGCGGCTGACGTTCGTGTAGACCGCGCCCCGCACCCGACGCGCGTACTTCTGCGCACTCTCCCGCGGGTGCTGGTCGATGTAGGACCTCGGCGGCCGACCGGCATACGACGAGATCGCGCCGAACGCGCCGTTGCCGGTGTTGTCGAGCCACGGCATGTACCCGCCGACGCCGTCCCACGCGTCGATCGCGTGGTCCCATACCGAGCGGAGCGCGGCATGGTCCGGGTGCTGCTGTTCGAGCGTCGCCTTGTCCATCGTGCCTCGTCAGAAGTCCGCGCGGAATGTGGAGACGGCGCTTCGAGCCCGCTTCGCCACGCTCGCCAGGATGTACCGCGTCGCATCGTAGGAGTCATCGTTGCGCCGGACATACTCCATGTTGCCGTCGCGACGGTCCTCCGAGTGATGCAGGTTGTCCAACTCGACGGGCAGTACCTTGACGCGGTCCGCGACGAGGAAGCCGCCGGGACGCGCGAGCGCCGCGGCGACGGCGAGGATGCCGTCCGCCCGATCGTTGTGCGCGGCCGTGACGCGGAATCCGAGTTGGCGGAACGCCGCCGCCTGCTCCGGTCGCGACGGATCGGGGAACAACCACTCGATGCCGTCTGGCGACAGGCCGTTACGGCGACAGACGCCCAACAGGTCGGCGTCGATCTCGGCGGGCGTCGCGCCCTTGCTTACCGCCTCGTCGCAGATCCGCCAGTCGCCACCGCTCGTCAGCCCAGCGAGGATGATCGCGGTGTTGTGCTCCCAGCCCCAGTCGTAGCCGATGTACCAGGTCACGACGCCGCGGAGGCACTCGGCGGTCGGAACCACCATCGAGCGCCGGTCCCAGCGCTTGAACACGCGGCCCGCGAACGCGACGAACTCCGCGCCGAACTCCTGGCGGAAGAGATCGTGCAGCCCGGCCGCGTCGTACTCTCGCTCTTGCGACAGGATCTTCGGGTCGTTGCGCCCGCCGGGGAACACGTACTCGTTTTCCCACGAGGGCGCCTCGTACCACGTCCAGTCCGGCGCGTCGCCGCGCTTCCATCTGCCCCACGCGTCGAAGACGAAATCGTGCCCGGCCGGCGAGGTGATCCACAACCAGTCGCCCGGATCGTCCGACAGCGTCGGCATGACGTCCTGCATCAGGACGCGATGCTTGACGCGCGCGACCTCGTCCACCGTGACGCGGCGGTTGTGCCAGCCGACGAGGCCGGTCGTCGCGTCGCCCGAGCGGCGCGTGATGACCGAACCGTTGACGACGTTCAACACCCCGCGGTGGTAGCTGCTCGACGGCAGCGCGAAGCCCGCAGCGCGCAGGGTCCGCCAGCACTCCGAGAAGACCAGGTCCGCCTTCTCGTAGTCCGGCCCCAGCGCCCACTGGGCCCCTGGCGTGTCGAACACGGCGACCGCCGCTGCGACCTCCGCCGCGAACCGCGTCTTGCCTGCGCGGCGTCCGGCGACGATTCCGACATGCGGCGTGGTCGCGCGACAGGCGCGCTCTTGCCACGCGTTCGGGATCCACCCGTTCGTCTGCCGCCAATGTTCGATCTGGCGCGGGCGGCTACGAGGTGGGAGACGCGGGCGGATCGTCGGCGTCATCCGACTCCTCTCGGATCTGCTCGACGAGCTTCGACAGCACGCTCTTGATCTCGCCGTCCCCTTCGACCTTAGCCGTGTGCAAGTTCGCCGCGAGGCGGCCG